TCTCCTAATACTTCCAATGCATAACTTTCTCTAGTTTGATTTTCTAAGAATTTAATATAATCTGGATCTTTTGCAATCATTGGGTTTTCAGTAGATTTTACATGGAACTGTGTCCATTGACCATCTGATGAAACAGGTTTTCCGTTAAGTGTCTTTGAATTTTGACAAGCACTGTAAAAATATCCCATCATGGAAAACGGTGTAGATGTTAACCATACCTTTGCTCTTGTTGCGGCTCCTGCTGGAAACAATGCGGTAAGAATATCTTCTTTGATAAATGAACATTCGTCCACTATGATTACATGTGGGGAATAACCTCTTAATCCAGTACCTGTCTCTCCAGTTGCTCTTGTTACAATCTTTGTAGTTCCTTTGTCATCAAGCCATCTTAACCACATTTCTGTTTGTGTATTTCTTACTATGTAATCTCCAAGAATATCACTTCCTATTACTAATTCTCTTATTCTATCATACATGATGCTAGCCTGGTTTTGTGTAGGGGCGACAATCAAAATAGTACATTCTCTATTAACAGTCTCAGATAACATAGGTGCAAAGAAAGCAAAATGTATAGCTTTGACGGCAGTTGACATGGTTTTACCCACCTGTCTACCGCTTCTATATACTATGAATCTATCAAGACAGTCAACATATTTCTTATTATATGGAAATAGTTTATGATTTAAAAATACGTCAGAAAATACTGAAGGTTTTTGAGCACACTCTACAAACGTTTTGACAAAATCTTCACGTTTACCAATGTCTTCCTCACTTATTCGAGCCATCTTCCATCATAGATTTCTTTGCTGTCATTTCTTTAAATATACTTTTCATAATATTCTTCTCATCAAACACCTGAGTTTCTTTAATTTCTACTTTACCTGATAATTCAACCATGGTATTAATAATTTTTAGTAATGAGTTTAACTGGGCATTAGTATTTCTATCTGGTATATTACCATCCATCTTTGATTCTCCTAATGCTACAAATATCTGTTCTGTGTATAGTTTAACTAGATAGTCTAATATTCCTTTTAGTTGTTCTGGATCTCTTGTATCCATGTCTCCTATTACTTTTTGTATATCTTCTCTTATTGCACATGATGCATCTAATTCGTATTTTGGACATTTTCCATTGCCCCCACTATCAACTGATCTATATATACAGTCATTACATAAAGCTGGTAGTTCAGCAGAACGTAAATGTTTAGCGGCATTAAATGCACTGACAGATTTTCTCTTATCTATATTGCCTATCATTTTACCTTTATCTGATTTAATTATAATTCCATCTGCCATATAAACAAATTAATAGAACGAGTATTTAAAGTTACATTTACAAATGAATAATATAAATAGTATTACATTACTATTTAAACATGAAGTATATTGCCATAATAGTTATATTTATGGTTTTATTTATGAACATACCTATACATGCTGAAATTGAGTCAAATAGTAGATATGATACATTAAAATTAAAACATGTTACTAATCCTAATGTTTGTTTATTTGAAGTAAATCCTGAGTTGTATGATGATTGGGAGGGGTTGAGAAATATAACAATATCTGCAATAGAAGAATGGATAATAAAATTAGAATATGCTTATCCTAATGGAGATTGGAGTGTTCCTATAGAAACAATATCTTGGGAAGATCATAAAACTGCAAGTGCATTAGATTATCCTCAATGTAATATTATGATAAATTATGACAAGTCTTCAAATAGTAAAACATTAGGAAACACAGGTTTAAATTTTAATCAGTCTTGGCATAAATTTATGTTCATTAATATATTTTTAGAAAGTCAAAAGAATATAACTAAAATTGTTATAGGTAGTAATATGTCTAATTCTACAATTAACATGATACAACAAAGTTATCCTTTATCAGAAAATACAATAAAAAATATCATATTACATGAATTTGGGCATGGTTTAGGTTTAGCACATTTTAATACAAATAGGTCAATGATAGATTATACACAATCTGTAATGACACCAACAATAAAACCATTTGATGAAAATCAGTTTTTATCTGTCACATATATAGATTTAGTCATGATTGGTAAAATATATGGAGAAAATGGATGGAATAAACCATCACCAGTATTTCATATTAAGGGATGTCATATATCAGATAGTTATATTTTTAGATGTTTTTAATTCCCAAAGGGAAGGAATAAGTCTTACGTGCTTATTCACTATCGACCTGATAGAACGGGTTTAAGAGGGCTACCGTTTAAGGGTAATCCCTGACAACCTATATTTATTTAGTATAGTTGTATATAAAGTTATTTGAAATTCGCATCATAAATGTTGAAAGATTTACACATAGGCATGAATAATACTGCAAAAGGTAGTTTTAAAAGAGCATTATACTCATTATCTAACACCTGTTGTTTTGTAATTCCTATGATTTCTAAATTCTCTTTATATTTTTCTAAATAATATTGAAGTTGTGAAACCATTCCCTTACCTTTGTTTCCAAAATACATTGATATAGTACTGTTATTCATCCATATTTCTGTCTTCTTAGATACTGCGGCTGATATCCATGCTGATGTGTCTATTGATTCAAACATTTTATTTCTTTTGATAAAGTTTCCTTTTGCTAGACCGTGGTATTTTAGTGGTGGTAGTTTCTTTATTTGATCTTCCATTTCTATTCTTCCTTTTATCTCCCCCAAACAAACATAGTCATCTCTTTTTGGTTTCAATCTAGAAATATGTTGTAGGTAGTTTTGTTGTAAAACTGGTATAGTCCAATCTATTCCCATATCTCTTTCTTCTTTTAGGCATTTTATAGTGCCTTCCATATCATAATATATATCAAACTGTGTAGCATAGTCATATTTTAACTTGTTTTTTATCAGCCATTCACGATATTTTTCTTTATTTCCCTTCACACCTGCTACTACAAACAAAGATTCAAAATTGTCACGATATGAATCAATACTAGCATATGCATATTTATGAGCAACCATTACATTTTTTACTCCACAGTCTATCAACGCCTGCCTGGTTGCTTTATTATTAGCATTGAAATATACTTTCATAAGTCTTCAACAAATAACTTTAATAATTCAGCTTTACGTTTACATCTTCTACAGTCTTCACTTATTGGTATTTTCAATTCCAAACTCCTGTAGAGGTTGGATTTTTTTCAACAGTTATTTGAGAATTTGTAAACTCCCATATATGACCATCATCTAATATACAAGTAAATAATTTTGCAGTCTCCATACCATATTCAGTTACTAACCAAATTCTTGCTTTACCTTTTGGCGTATTAACTCTTATACTGTTTACTGGCTCAAAAATCTTTATGACATTCACACCTACAAGGTTCTAATCCAGCATACTGTTTTGGGCAAGTTTTATGTTTACTGTCTTTACAAGCAGGATATATCATATTATTCTCCTGATATCTTATGACATAAACATTCGCATTTTATATCAATTCTTATTATAGGACAGTCAAAGTGTCTATGAGTATGGCATTCAGGAGATATTATTTTCACTAGTCTTCTCCAAACGTAGAAAAGCACTTACTTGCATACTCACACATTCCATCACATAAGTAATTTCTTTGTCGGTCAGGTAAGTCTCCAGATGTTAAGGAGTCTTTTATTACATTTGAATTGATTATCATTGCTTTTAATGTCTCTTCAGGTTTCTTTAATACGAATGATATTGGTGTAGGTTTATCTCTTTTCTCTTTTGATACAGAATTAGATACATAAATAACACATCCTTTCTTTGCATCCATATCATAGCATTTATTTAGTAAAACTCTGTAACAATTAATCTGTGCCATATGTGAATCAGAAGCGTTTGAATTATGTTTCTGAAAATATTCTATTGAACCAGTAGTTTTTTTATCACAGATGATATATTCTCCATCAACTTCTATTAAATCATCTATACTTCCATAAATTATATCCAATTGTCTAGCATCGTCTTGTGGAATCTTTTTTGCTTCTTCGTATGTCAATGCTACATCTTTAACATAATCATATGCAAGGAACATTTCATGTTTATCTTCTTCTGCAACATCACTTGCAGAATGTAA